CCTCGAACTTGTCGAACCTCATGCCGCATCTCCTTCGCTTAGGGTTTCTGCCATCCGTGTCGCGGCCTCGATGACCGCTGCCATGTGCTGCCGACCGTATCGACGGCGGCCGTACTTCTTCTCTGGAACCGGCAGGCCCGCGACCGCTCGCAGAACCTGCCACCGCGTGAACCGGACGCCGGCCCGCTGGCTGGCGTTGATGAGGTCTGAACACCGGTACCAGCCGCGCGGTGCCGACGTCTCGCCCCGCATCGTGGAGAAAGACGCGTGCCAAGGGCCGGTCATGTCGTGGCCTCCGTCTTCGGCTCGATCTCGTCATGTCGGGTGTCGACGAGATCCGTCAGCCGCGACCACTCGTCGTCAGATAGCCGGCCCTCGGACAGCAGCTCGTCCACGCGGCTGGTGATCTTGCCCAGCGTGCAGCGGGTCTTCGCGCCGGCGATGTGCCGCTCGATCTGGACGGACAGCGGAACCTCCGGGGCCGCCCTCCACGGCCCCGGAGGCGAGCTAACGCTCGCCGGCGGCGGTAGCGAGTCACCGCCGGCCCGCTTGGCGAGAACGTGCCCGAACGAGTCGATGGAGAACGGCATCCGCTCGGGCAGGCCGTATCGATTCTTGGCGTCGTGCGACGGCGACCGCTCCGCCCAGAGCACCCGCTCTTTTCCGCCCTTCGCCTTCGCCTTTCCGTCGTTACCCTCGACGATGACCGTCTTCCAGTTCGCGAACAGAAGCAGGTCGGCCCACTCCTTCACTACCGCGGCCGACTGCTTCTCGAGCTTCAGCTCGAACCGGTCATAGCCGTCGAGCTGGTCCGGCGGGCTCACCCGCTGAACCTTGGCGTGGGCCACGAGCAGCACGTTCAGGCCGCGGGCAATCACCTGATCGCACAGGTCGAGCAGCTTGGCCACTTGCTCGCCCACCTGAACAAGGCCCTTGCCGAAGCCGAACTCCTCGATCGAAGACTTCTGGCCGCGGTCGCATACGAACTTCTTCGCCATGCGCTCTGCCCAGTCGATCGTGTCGATCACCAGCGTCCCCCACTCGCCGGGTTCGCGGACGAGTTCGTGGATCTTCCCCTCCAGATCGAGCCACGACTCGATCTCGACGCGGGCGACGTCGAGCTGGTGAGTACCTTCCTCCGTGTCGAAGAACACCGGGTTGGGGAACGCAGCCGCCAGCGTCGTCTTGCCGATTCCCTCGACGCCGTAGACGACAGCACGCACCGGCGCCGCGATCTTTCCCTTCGTGACCTTGAGAGCCATTTGCTACCTCCCGGAAAACCACCCGCAATCCGGCTCCGCCGGATGCGGGGGCGTGTCGCTTCCATGCGGGCAGACATCCTGCCTGCATCCGTCGCCGCGGCCTCCAGTGCCGCGACGGCGCTCCATCGCACCGACAAGAGCGGAGCCGACCATCGCAAGGCCGGACACGCTCACGATCAGGCTGGCCGCTATGCACACCATCGCGGCCGTGTTCTGTAGATCAGTCATCGCAGCCACTCTCCGTCCTGGTCATTGAGGATTCCGCGGACGTCGTCGAGACACGACGACGCGTGCAGGAACAGGGCCGGCGGGATGATCCGATCCGGCGATTCCTCGAGCACCCGCTCGAGCGACTTGCACGCCCGCAGTAGCAGGGCGACGTAACGCACCCGCTTCTGGCGGCGTCGGTCGTCGGCAGTGACAGGTCGGTATCCGGCACGTGGCATATCCTCACAGCCGCGACACGGTCGCGTCGCTGCCTCCCTCGCGGAGTTCGATCACGTCGCGACGCACGCCGGGCTCGCCTTCGGGCTGCATCGCCACGAGCGTTGTCTCGCCGTCGAGAACCGCCGTCACCCGGCCTACCTTCCATGGCAGGCCGGGGGCGGGGCGGTACCGCAAGCGGTCTCCGACCGCATGCTCGACGGCCGGGCGGCCGTAGAGGTCACGCATGGCGGCGGCCGCTCCATCGGCCTCCGCGTCACCTGGCATCCGTCCTTGGGTGGCGTCCATGCCGTCCGTCTCCGTGAGTGAGTCCGTTCGTTCGTGACGCGTTCGTCACGACGGGCGGCACTCTAAACAACTGACGTTCAAATGGTCAAGGGCCATTTGAATATTTTTTCAAACGAGCAGAACTCCGCAGAAAACGCGGGAGATTCAGCGTCCAGTAACTCGCGAGATCATGTCAGAGACCTCGCCCTTCGTGGCACCGAATGGGATCTCGATGCCGAGAGACTCGGCGTAGGCGATCTGCCGGACGGTAGGCGGATCACCACGCCACGCGTTCGGCCGCCTCGGCCACGAGAGCCACGCGCCGACGATGCACGTGACGCCGAACGCGGCCACCATCCAGCGTGACGACTCGCGAACGGTGGCGGCGAGGATCAGCAGCACCAAGCCGAACAGGCCAATGAGTGCGCAGGCCACGACGCGAACGACGTAACGCAGCCAATCGTTCACGGTCGCACTCCCGTCAGGCCGCCGCCCCGGATCGTGGCCGGCCGCCCCTCTTCTTCCGCGTGGCGGCCTTCTGCTTCGCGAGACGTTTCACTTCGTCGAGCACAAAGTAGACCTTCCGCGGAGACTCGACGTAGGGCTTCAGCTCGCCAGCCTTGACGAGCATGGTGATGTTGGACCGGCCGCAGCCGTAGATCTTACAGGCCTCGGCGGTGCAGACGAGCTTCTGGCCGGTTGTCGGATGGATGACCACTTGCATAAGCCCAAAAATAGGCCCCCTCCGTTGCTCGTGCAAGGAACATTTGCCCCCCCGCCCCCATGCGTCTATAGGGTGGATTGGTGGCGGAAGGCTGAGCCGGTGCGATCCCTTCTTGAGGATTCGCACCGGCCCAAGTGGCGGGGGCAGGAGTCAACCTGCCGCCGACGGCACGACCGCCACAGGCGGCACCGGCGGAGCGGCGCTGCCGGGGAAACCGGACGAACCGGAACCCCTCTCGAGCAAGGATGCATCATCCTTGGCGGAGGAGGTTCCCATGTTGCTCGACGCGTTTTTGTCTGACGTCTACGTGCCCTTGAAACTCCGCGGCCGATCACCGGAGACGACGCGTCTCCTGCGGCACGCGATCCGTTTCTTCTCGCGGTGGCTGGGCAGGCCGGCCGTGCTCGAGGACCTCGACGACCTCGTCGTCGCCCGGTACCTGTCTGCCAGGGCGGAGACGTTGAAGCCGAACTCCGTCGCCCGCGAGCGGTCTGCGCTCGTCGCGCTGTGGAACATGGCGCAGGCCCGCGGCCTCGTGCGGTGCCGGCCGTGTGTGGCCCCGGAACTGATCCCCGAGGCCATCCCGCGGGCGTTCACGGTCGACGAGCTGGCCCGACTGTGGGCGGCCTGCGGCGAGGCCCGCGGGTGGATCGGCCCGATCCCGGCCGGCGTATGGTGCCAGGCATTGTGCGGCACGCTCTTCTACACGGGCGAGCGGATCACGGCCCTCTTGTCGGTGCCGCCCGACGGCTGGCGGTCCCCGTGGCTGGCGGTGCCGGCGACTTCACGCAAGGGCAGCCGGCGGCCGATGGTGTACGAACTGCCGCCGCACGTGGCGGCACTCGTCGAAAAGGCCTCGCGTCACGAGGGGCCGGTCCTGCTCTGGTACCCGGCGACGGAGGCCGCGCTCCGCAAACGATGGCACGTGATCACCCGAGCGGCCGGGCTCGGCGACGGGCCGGACGTCCAGTTTCACGCCCTTCGCCGGTCGTTCGCGTCGCACCTGGACGCCGGTGGCGGCGACGCCCGGCGGTCCCTTGGACACTCGTCAGAGCGGGTGACGCGGCGGTACCTCGACCCACGGATCACCGGCGCCGGCCAGCCGGCAGATTGGACGCGGCTCCCGCGGATATGGCCCGAGGTCGGCTGAACCCTTCGGGATTCCCGAAGGGCTCGAACTGGTAAAGAATCCTTACCAGTTGCCGCCGCTATTCACGCGCGGAGGGCTTTTCGACAACAGGGCCGGCCGGCTGCGGGTTGCCGACGGACACGACGGCCTCGCACTCCGCGAGACAGGCGGCATACCCGGCCAGATCGACCGGCGTGTCGGCTGACCGGGCCGTCCCCTGGTGCCGGGCGAGCTTGTCGAGGATCATGATCTGCGCCCAGTCGGAGACGGTCAGTGGTGCCGCAAGTTTTGCGGCGAACACCGCGTTTATCGCCGCAACCGTGCGCGCGAAGTGTTCCCGCGGCGGCCCGTAGGTTCCGCGTCGCTGGCGGATCGTCTCGATGGCGGTCGTGAGCAGGGCCTCGGCCGGCGATGCGTGCATGTCCTCTCGCTCCTGGTGTTCGCGTATGAGTTGCATGGTAGCGGCCGCGAGAGATCCCGTCGTCCCCGTCCAGCAGTTTGCGCAGCCAACGCGGCGGGCGAGCTGCTCGGCCTTCGTCAGTTCTTCATGCGTCATTCGTCCTCCAGCATCGCGGCCAGTTCGTCCGGGAACTGCCGCAGGATAGCGATAGCCTCCTCCGCGAACTCCGTTACCTCGGTCTCGTCGAGACACCACCAGCGTGCATGGATCAGCTCGTGGAGCAACGTCTCCACGAACTCCAGGCCGACGGCCTGCCGGCTGATCCTGATCCGCGGGTGAGGATTCGTCGGCGGGTCGGCCTCTCCCCACACCTTCGCGATCGAAAGCGGCGCAGACGCCTCGAGACTGTAGCGGACGCCGCCGATACTCAGGCGGCGCACGGCGGCACGTGGCTTGCGGCGGCGGGGGCGCTTCACGACGACCTCACCTTCCCGTTCGTGATGCGGTAGTTCTGAACGTTGAACTGCCCATCGGCCGCGATCTCGACCGCCGCGAATCCGTGGTTGAACTTGTTCAGCCGCGCGTACTCGGGATGCAGCCCGCACAAGCACCCCGTTGACCAACAGAATACCTCACGCCCGAACATATCCCGCTCACAGTGAGCGCTCGTGCGGTG